TTGTGGATCTGCGCCATAAAATCCTCTGAAAAACTGTTCAATAGAATACTTAGTACCCTTCGATCTATACAATAGATTACTAAATTTTACCGCTTCTCGTTTGTTTAAGAATCCACCAAAGTATGCTTGGCCGAGTAGCAATTCATCTTCTAAGTATTGTAGTTGTGCACTCGGTACTTGAGTAGCGTCTCTGTTTCTATAGAGCTTATGGATATCGTTTCCAGGATTTCCAGAGTCCTCTAGCCATTCATAATAGGCATCCATAAACTCTATTAAATTAGGAAAGTCTTCTCCAAAGTATTCTGGTAATACGTTAGAGATTTCTGACCTTTGCAGATTTAATAAACGTCTATTATTATCTAGTTTTGTTCTATCTTTATGAGACATTAATTTTGCGCTGTTGTAAGTACTGGATTAGTTGTAGAACGATCTGGATCGTACACGATTCTTTCGTTTCGTGTTGGGTCTATGACACTCTGATTTGCTGGAACTGCAGCAAGTTTAATAACTGATAAACCACGACTAATAGCAGTAGGATTAAAATAGTTAACAGTGACAGTTCCTGCTATTGGATTAAAACTACCTACATTATCACTGAGTACGACACCCCCAGCTGCTGTGACAATTTGCAAAATTGTTGAGCTTAATTTATTTCTTATGATACAATTTTCACCATTGAAAGTGAATTCATTAGATGTAATAGTATATGTGTCGTCATCAGCTGGTGCAATAGCCACAGGGAACAATAGTTGTTGGGATGTATTGTTATTTGCTGCACTTAATTCATCAACTAAATATGTTAAGTTATTACTTGTCAAAGAATTATTAATCATATAGTTCGCTGCAGAGATATAAGCTCTGTCAACAGTGAGTTCTAATATTTTATTTAACTGTGTATTGTTCAAAGTGACATTTGTCAATCTATTAATAACCGATACGAGTGATGGAGCAGAGGGAGTAAATCTTTGCTGCATTCTAATATTAGCACGAGAAGACAACACAGCTGTACTTGTATCGTCGACAAGTGTCAACATATTAGATCTTCTAAACGCCTGATTAAATTCGCCTGTGTTATTTGTAAAATAGTTAGAAACAGTACTAGATACGCTATTTGTAATAGTATTCAAAGTTTGATCTGTCAAATTCTGATTAAATTGGAAGAATGTATCGACCTCTACAAACGTAGTAATCGGATCGACAAATCTCAAATTAAATGAAACAATAGCAAGCTGTGCAGCTAGATCTAATATTGCGTTTTTTGTGGCTGTTTGAGTTTCAGCTGATACAGTATCTTTGAATAGAATAGATGTATAGACAGCACCAAATTCAGGCTTTAACGCGTCTTGCCCGCCCCATGATACGATGTCATCAATAAGGGTTGAATAATTACGTAATATGAGTGATGAATAATCAGCCGCTGTTACCATTCTATTTTGCGTAGCATATTGGAAAGGTGCATTTTGTCTGATTGACTCGATAGACTCTTTCTCTCCACCGCCAACTGAATTAACAAGAGTAGTGACTGTAAGGTCCTCAGAAATAGAGCCTGATGTGAAGGTATTTGATGGTGTGAATACTCCAGCACCGTTAGCCACATCACCCTTAGTAGACAGATATTGAACCTCAATTCTATTACCTGAAGATGGGGCAATACCAAATGTGTTTCCATCACCAAATGATAATTCAAAGTAACCGTTTGGTGACTCTTTTAAAATATATACGGTCGATTGTGCATTGATAGATGTAGCTTTTAGAATATTTTGATATGATACAAATGTAGTAGAAGTAGCACTCTCATAAATCTTTACAGTAACTGTATCAGCATCAACTGTTGTATCTGGAATTACGTAAACTGGATTGTCCTCGTATTCTCCGACTAAGAATGTCTTAGACTTGAGTGTACCTTCATATAGAGGTATTTCAGCAATATCACTTGAAGTTTTAAACTCATAAAAACCTGAACCATTATCAGTAGCAGTATAAGCTTCGATTGTTTGGAATGTATACTGTACATCGTCAACATCAGTTGTAAATTTTGTATAAGCAGGCAATGTAACAGTTGCTGGTCTACCGGATGCATCAGAACTAAATGATAATCTAACTTTAGCCTGTGCAGCTTTGTCAGAATCAGGAACATAACCAATACCCTCTGCTAACGATACGGCTGAAGATCTTAACTGTGCAGTGGGCAGATATGATTCATTTAGGGCAAAGTTGGCTATTAGAGCATTGATATGAGTGTTGTAAGCAAGAACATCTAGAATGTTTGATATCCCTGCCGCCTCGAAGTCATAATCTTTAAATTGCTCCTGATTTGCCAGGTATACCTTTAGATTGTTTTTGATGTTATCAAAATCTAAAGCTGTTGATCTTATTGTTGTTGCCATTTTATCTCAACCTTGATACTGATGTTGTAAATGTAATAACTTCATCCGTGTTTACAACTTGATATTCTATTTTAACACTAAGAGTATTCTGATCTGCCTCTAGATTTACATCTAAATTTCTTAGTCTTGCTCTTGGCTCATAGTCATTAATAGTTTTAATGATTTGCTCTGCTACATCCTCTTCAGTGTCTTCATCAACTAATTCAAATAACATAGCCCTAATATTTCCACCAAAAAATGGCTGAAATGGTTTTTCAAAGTGATTAGTTTGAATTAGATTCTTTAGAGCCTGAGTAACAGCTGCAGCATCTCTTTTTACATACAATTCACCATTAGGCTTTACAGTAAATGATAGATCAATGTCACGATATAATCTAGAACGACTAGTAATAAGAGTACTAGTATTCTGATTAGCATCCTGTTTTGATAATACTCTAGTAGTAGCCATAGTTAATCTCTTTTAGCATTATTTATATGTTAATTCAGCTAGTTGGGAATCCATTTTTATTAAGAACCGTATGAGCCCATGGGTAACGATAGAGACTGGTTCTACTATAGTTGTCACCCCATGCAGCCTTGCTTCCGGATCTGATATCTAAATGCAAACCATTAAATGTGCTGCCGCCACCACGTGATGGCTCTCTGTATATTCCAATACCTCTAATTCCATTTGAAATAGCGATTTGTATTAGTCTTTCAGTATCCTTATCATTAAATGGAGTCAATATATCAACAGCATCTCGCGATACATGTTTACTTCTACTTCCAACGCCAGCAGTGCTAGTTGGCGGTCTTCTGCCACTAGTAACCTCTAATGGTCGCCCAAAGGCCTTTGCAATGGTTACTAACTTATTATAAAGTTCTGGGCGAATGTCTTTATTGAATTGTGATAAACCAGATCTATAAAGTACCCACTGATTTCCACCCTCAACATAATAAAGATTAGTTTCGTCATTAGATAATAATACCTCTACTAATTCACCTTGAGATAATCTATTACCATTAAACTCTGTATAAACCTCTCTCTTGAAGTTTCCTGTGAAATTATCATCAATTTCTGGCATAGTAATTATAATTCTACCAGATAAAATAGGGTTGTCTCCTATACATTCATTCGTGTCATATGATAAAATTAACTCATCAAAATATGCATTGTCTTTTAACCATGCTGCTATATCGAACAAACGTGAATTGTTTGCTTTACCATCAAGATCGATTGCTTTGTATGCTACAGCCCTGCCTTTAGATTTTAAATCATTAATACTTCCAGCAGTAATAGTCTCGCCACTTCCAGGTCTGTATAGACCCTCTGTTACCTCTAGGGATATTCCCTCTAGTTCGTCTTGATTCGCATTTATTTGTTTTAGTATTACAACTTGTGGATAAAGATGTTTAAGTATATTTTTCTTTTTGTTCTCGTCTCTAATGTACTTAATGTTTACTGGATCCTCATTGCCCAAAAATTTAGACAACGAAATATTGGGTGATAATTTAGTTTTAGCAGTAATTTCACTAATAGTATCAGTACCTATATTCATTGGATTATAGGCTGGGTTTGGTAAAAACTGTTTTATGACATTCTTTGGAATGTATATGACATTATTTGTCTTGTTTTTCGGATTTGTATTTTTTGTTGCTTTTACAGTTGTTGACTTCCCATCAACTATTCTACCTATTGCCTGCGGATTGGGATTATTAAACTGATCGCATAAAGTGCCTTCTTCGATCAGAGCTGACACCAATTTATTATTGTTTCTATTGGCTGGATCTCTCAACTTAGATCTTGCTGTTTTTGCACTCATCGCTTGTGCTGATACACCGTCATAGCGATTTGATCTATCTAAAAAGTCTTTAATATAATTACCAATATCAATCTTCACTTTGCGAATACCACCTGCAGCTTTAGTCAAATAATCACTAACTTTACTTGTTGTAGGTTCTACAAAGGTGGGAGCACCAGGATCAGATGGATATGATGCGGTTCCACTAGATCCAGTAGCACCAGCAGTATCTGCACCCGTTGCTTTGTCTGCAAGTCCTGCAAATTTTGCTTTGCCAATCAAGTTGCCATAAAATGTTGGAGCCTCCACACTTCCTTCAAATGACGCCTCTTGCCCTTTGATGTGCACACTATCACCGCCTATTACACCATTCCCGCCTTGTATAGTCATATTATTGGCCGAAGCAGTCACATTGTCAGAAGCTAAATTAATATAGTCTTCTGATGTTACATTCATTTCACCGCTAGAATAAAAACCGACATTACCGTTAATATTATAATCCACATTTCCTTTAACATTATACTGATGTCCTCCCAATACAGTATCTGTCTTTTGATTTGTAATAAAGTTTGTGACACTACCGACTATATAATTAGTTGCGCCTTTAAATATCTCTTTAATTTCAGCGCCACCAATTTTTTCAGTTTTGTTATTCTTCACGTCTAGATTGAATTCATTACATTCTATATTGAACTCACCCCCGACTTTCATATCTACATTACCTTGATAAACAATCTTAGCATCGCCAACAATAGTAATATGCTGATCACCGCCAGTGACCTCTACTTTATTTCCAAGAGCA